GCTTTCTTGGGATCCTCATGCACCTTAAATTTAATATCATCTCTCCAAGGAGCATATGCTTTTTCAAAATCATCAATAGCATATCCTTTAACATTATTATTTTGTAGTGCAGAATAAAAAGTTCCTCCTGCGTAAACTCCTACTTCTAGATATTTTGTATTTGGATATGAACATATATTATTTAAAAAATGTCTAGTGATATTGGAAGTTAATGATTCTATATGTATTCCAGTATAATTACTTTCAGATCTTTCTGCCTTGTCAATAGAATCTATAACAAATTTTACTTTAGGATTTACTTTATTATTACCTTTACCAGATTTATATACTATGTCACAGTAATTACATTTCCAACAATTAAATTGACATGTTTTAATTTTTTCTCTCCATACATCAATAGGTCTTTCCTTAAGATCTACGTCTTCAATGTATTCTTTATACTGAGGAAATAATGTTTCTTTATCTAATCTCCACCTATTGATAATATCCATAGTTTCTGAAAGTCTAGTCATAGATTCTCTACCATGCATCTTAAACACATCTATACCAAGATCAAGAAACTCTTCCCAATCACTTTTCCAAGGAGGTAAATTTGCTGCCTTAAGTGCAGCTGCACCATCAAGTGCATCACATTTACTACAACTAACTCTGCTAATTCTACTGTTAAAATACTGAGGCATATCACCACCTCTAGTATTATTGTAATGATAGTGTTCTGTCATGATAGGACAGTTACCCCAACACCCTTCATTAGTCAGTAAAGATAATTTAACAGGATATCCTTTTTCTGCACAATATTCTTTTGCTTCTTTAATTTCTAATAATCTATTTCTATCACGCATCAAATCCCTATCAAGATTGATGTAATGAAAACCTGCCTTTGCAAGTTCAACCACCTCATTAGCTCTTGTTACTTCTCTAAGTATAGTATTTTTAATATAAAGTTCTGGGAATTCTTTCTGTATTTCACCAGTCATTACCCATGATGTGTGAGGTAAAGTAACTATTCTAATCCCTATATCATATAATTGTTTAAAGTAACCAATCCATATTTCTAAATTTCTTTGATCTGGACGAACATATATGTTATTAAAAGTTGCTGATATAGGAATTCCACTCTCATCACTCAACCATTTTGACATCCCAATCATATCCATTTCTACATTATCAGACACAAAAACTTCACCCATAGCATCCTGAGTAAAAGGTGGGATTCTACAGGTGAAATATAAATCAAATATATAATCTTTGTTTATTTTTAAAAAATCTAAAAATTTTGTTTCAATAAATTGTGGATTAAATTTTGGATTTATCGGCAGGCTAAAAACCTTATTCATCCTTTAGGTCAGAGTAATCTGTCAATAGTTTACTTCTAGTGCTAGTATCTTTATCAAGATATTTAATTTCTGATTGTGATTGTTCTCTTAAATGATCAATTCCAGATGCAACAACACCACTATATCTCATTGCAGCATTGAGTACTCCATGTTGATGCTTTTCTGGCATTTGAAGAATAGACTCTACATTTCCTGCATTAATTGTTCCAGTTGAAATCATATCAACAGCAGATTGTTTTGCCATTCTAGCAATCCAATACTTATCTTCTTCTTTTTTATTGCCACTTAATGATTTTAAAATCTCTTCCTGATTATCACCACATTCTTCTTTGATATAACTCAAGAAATAACCTTGCTCTTGATAACCTTGAAGAAGTTTTTTCTCCCATACTTTATTATCAATCCATTCTAAATCAATTTCACATTGTATTAATTCTTTCTTTAACTCATCAGGTTCTGCTTCTTTATCTTTTGTTAAAAGTTTTATCCTAATATCACTCTTTCTTTTAGCAATTGCTATTTTCTTTATTCCTTGTTCTCTAGTACTTATTTCCAAACAAGCTTGTCTAATGGCAGAATATTTTGTTGGATGTGATTCCACGACAAAATTACGACATTGATATTCTGATTGTCCAAAAGGAGCATTAGAAGAGTGATCAATTATCCATTCATCAAGTGCAGATCTACTAGAGGAAAGACGGTTTGTTTCTTGTCGTAGTATATTTTCTGGTGTGTCCATCGCTTTCATACAAATTCAAATCAATAGCATCTTTTCTTGGAAGTCCTGCTCCAAGAAAGTTTTCATATATTATATTTATTTGTGTTATAGTAGCACTATTTTCAATGTCCGTCAATAATTCTGAGTTATACGGATCACTATCACCACTATCAATTGCCAGTTGAACTAGCATTTTAGCATGTTGTTTCATTACTGTGAGAGTTTTTGCTCTCATATCATCAGTAATTTCTATTTTAATTTTTCCAGAAGTTCCATCTGAATATCTATCAACATCACTATCTCCTTCATATACACTTCTTTTTTCCCTAACGTCACCCCAACAACGACTTGCTATAAGAGCAGTATCTTCATCTACTATATCTGTAATGGGTTTAGACGCTTTAAGTGGTTCAATGACAGCATCATAATCTGATTCTTCACAACCACATATAGCAAACCACACTTTAGAATTATACATGGTCAATGGTGTATTACTACCATTACGCCATGATTCTGGTAGGTCATCTAAGTGTACATTAAAATATTTTATAGCCATCTTTAAAATCTTTTGTATCTTTAGTAAGAAGGTGGAGTAACACCATAGGTTGTATTTACGAAATTACATGCATGTCCCATACCAGCAGAAGACATTCCAGCATGTCCACCAGGTTCCAAAGAACTCATCATTTGATGAGTGTCAGAGGTGTAACTCATTTTATATGATTGATTATTCTGAGCACCATCATAATGTCCTAAACAATAACCTTTATATGTTCCTTGTTGATAATTTTCTTCACCAGAGTAGTCTACATTATATGTGGTAATCTGAGCACCTGTAGTATCATTATGTTTACAAATAGATTCTCCACAGTTTCCTTGGTTTTTCATATAAAAATTACCCAAATAACCTGAGTTTGCTTTACCCCATCCATTAGTTCCTGGTAATGTACCAGTCCAAGAATTCCAAGTGTTAGTAGCAAAAGTATAATACTCTTTATTACTATCAATACTTGTCCATCCTCTATATTGACCTTGGCAAGAAGCGGTATAATGCCCACCATTAGCAGAAGAAGAAGCACCACTACGAGAGTGGTTGTTCATGGCAAACTTATCAACAGTATTATTATTACCACCGTTAGTGTAAAGGTTTCCTCCTCCATGATGATAATCTATGAATACTCCTAAGTCTTCTTTATCACTTCCCATAGTATCATCCATGCTAGTACCTGACTCAGTACTCATCTGCATTCTCCAGACATCATTGTTAGTTCCAGAGAAACTATTATCCATACCAAACACATAAAAATGAGTATCACTAGAACCACCATCACCATATGCCATAGCTTTACTCATGATATCACCTAAATCAGATGATGTATCATTATTATGTTGTGTTCTATTTACATTTTTCCAAGGACTAGAATCTTTATAACCACCACCCACGTATCCATGAGTAATGATTCTAGATCTTGACCACAGACCACACCTATTTTTTCCAGAAGCATTTGAACCTCTGGAGTTAGGCATGGCGTGACCTATGATTGCTTGACCAGCTCTATGTTGTGCCATATTCTATCCCTTATGTTGTGTAGTAGTTGTAAGATACATAAACATTCCAGTTACCTGGATCATCTTTAATCAATGTAAATGTATATACATCGTATGCATTTGTAGTTCCAGTAGGAGCTCCAAAACCACCTAAGTATCTTTCACTCACGTTACTACCATCAATAGTAACATCAGTTAACTTCCTAGCAGTACCACCATTCTTTGTGATAAGAGTTGCGGTTACAGATTCACCAGAAAGAACATTTGATGTTAATGTATTACTAGCATCAAATCTGAAGTTAACAACGAAATCAGAAGAAGCATCTCCACGGAAATGATACACTTGATATGTACCAAGATTAAAGTCAAAGTTACCACTTATACCATTACCAGAATCTGCAACTCTTTCTTTTAGTTGTGCTCTAACAAATCCTCCATTAACTGTTATTCCACCAGCAGTAAGAGATCCAGGAATTGTAAGATTTCCAGATGTATCATATGTTGCTGTATTACCACCACCTGTTTTTAATGTGATGTTAGAGTTGTTTGCAATTGAAACTTCTGAGTTACCATGAACAATCTTGGTAGGATCTATAGAAACCGTTGCCCATTGAACTCCACTAGCAGTGCTTTGTAAATACTGACCATTAGTACCAGTACCACCACCAGCAGTTAGAGATCCAGTTAATACAAGACCACCAATTGTTTTATTGCTTAGAGACTGTGTAGAAGCAAGATCAACGATGTCACCAGCTGATGTTCCACCAATTGTCTTACCAAGCACTGTAGTAGCACTTAGAACACTAGTATTACCAATATGGTATGCCTTACCAGAAGCAAGATCCATATTCTCAGATAAGACCCAACAATCAGAAGAATCTGACCAATTGAATGTCTTGTCGGTTGTACCCTTCAAGGTGATACCACCTCCATCGGCGGTAACATCTGTAGCACCACCAGCAGCGAATGTAGCACCAGTAGCAGATCCAGTTCCACCGAATGATGAATCAAGTGTTACAGTATTTCCACTTAAAGTAGAAACTTTAACAGTACCAGTAAGTGTTACGTTACCACCACCACTTGATAATGTAACAACAACGCCTGGTGCAAGGTTACTTGTATCATTTACATTGGTGATCTGATTAGAACCTTGTGTAATATCACCAGTGAAAGATCCAGAAGTAACTGAACCAAGTTCAATGTTACGATCCTTTGCTATAACAGCAACTGAATCCACTGTTGTTGTAGATCCTTGAACTGTTAAGTCACCACCAATAGTAAAGTTACCACCAACAGAACTTAGGTTATCAACATATGTTTTAACCGCTTTTTGTGTAGGACATTTAACATCACTATTTTGTGAAAGAGTTCCGTCTGTTGAAAATTCATTAATAGAAGCACCTAACTGAGCACCAATAGAACCCAATCTCAATGATGATAGACCAGTCAAGTCAAACGCAGAAGCGTCTAGAGTTGCTTTACCAGTTGCCTGTTCAACCTTGAAGAACTTACCAACCGCAAAGTTACCATCTTGGTCAGTAGAAACGTAGTAAACACGACCTGGACGATCCTCATCAATCTCCTGTGAAGGAACATTTACTTGAAGAGGTAAGAATGGCCAGTTTGTTTGTGCTCTATTTCCTGTACCAACGTCTAGGAAGTCATGTGCAGTTAGACGTACCTGTGAATACTTGTAACGAGTCTTGAATGATTGACCATCACCAGCACCAATTGTTTTCTCATCAGCAAATTGAAGGATTGTAATACCTGTTGAATCCGCAGAAGCAGAAGTAACCTTCATAAACTCATTATCAACTTTAATATAGTCAGTAGCAGCAAAACCAATACCTGCTGCCTTAACACGAATAGTTGTTACAGAGTTATCAAAGTCTGCAATAACCTCATCCTGAGAAGCAACCTTCTGTTGTAGGATTGTAATTGTAGCACCAGAGTTATGAGCAGCTGCACTTGTACCTTCCTGAGCACGATTCAATCTAACAGATGACGCTGTTGGGAATGATACAACCTCAAACATCTCATTACCAATAATGACATTAGCACCGATAACCATTCCTGACACAGTATCAACTGTGACATCATGTGGAGATGAAGCACCTTGTGTAATGTTTGCTTGAATTGTTGCAGTTGTTCCTACATTATCCCACCAAGCAACTGTTGAAGTACCATCATGTGCAGCAGCACTACTTCCTAATTGTCCTCTAGTTACTACTAAATTACCACGTCCATCTGGAGCAGAGTAACTAGAACTAGAGATAACGTATGATCCTGCATCATTGTTAGATCCATTATCAACATACTCAACAGAACCACCTTGGTCTGGAGCGTATGATAAACCTTCAGTAACAACGAGGAATCCTAATTGACCTCTAACAGCATCTGTGTTATTAACAAGAGTTGCTGTAGCACC